TATGCGGTATCAATACGCGAGAAGTTACATGTTCCAGATGGCTGGTGTTCTTCTGGTTTAAGTGCGAACGAGTAGACACTGACATTACGGGCCAACTGCGAGCAATTGGATTTAGGGTTTTGAAGACGTCCAATAATAGTAACAGATAAAGGATCTTGATCTACAGCAGCAAATGTACCGTTATCTTCAATAGTTAATGCTGTGGCAGCACCATCAACATATGATGTAAATGTAATAGCAACAGTTGAAAGATTTGTAACTGTTACATAGTATCTCATACTGCCAGTTTTAGCACTGGCATCGGTTACGTTGATAAAGAGGATATCTCCAACCTTACATCTTGCGGCAGGATCTGTACCACCAGTAGCTTGATCAGCATGGAATGTAAGGGTTGTTGCAGTTAATGTGGCACTACCATCTGCTGCGGCTGAATCTACATCACCATCAAAAATACGATCAGGAGTATTTAACATTATGACATTTTCACTTTCCTTAACATTGAATCCAGGAACGGAAGTGTGGTGACGCATGGGTTGGAGCAATTGGTAGTATTCACGGTCCTGTTCCGCAAGACGGTCATGGCCATTGAGTGTGATTTTTACTTTCTCAGTTGTGATGGCATCAGCATCGGTCCAGATGAGTTCTTTAACCGGGTGGTTGAAGTTCATTTTATATTTCTGTGCGGCGGTTCCTTCAGATTGGGTTTGGACTTGTTCAATGAGGTATTCATGCGAAACCTGAGCAAATCGGCGACGTTCCTCCGTATCGAGGTAGATGTAATCACACCATACTTCAACCGTTGGTTGTGTTCCATAATCACCATTATCACGGGCATTACTGTTGGTAGAATTCCATGTGAATTTGAGTTTGACTTCGTGATATTGAAGGGCAATCAAAGGAAGAGCAAGTCCTGGATTGTTGCAAAACCATAATTGAAGAGGTACCATGATAGATTGTTGACTCGTTCCACCAGCTGTTACAAGTGCATTCGAGAAACCACCAGTCATATATTTAAGACCGGCCGCTTTAGATACGGGCGTTTTAAGTTCGTTCATGATATTCATGTATTCGTTGGTCTGTTTGTCGACTTGTTGACCTCCAATTTCGACTTGAACTTCATTGATCAATTTATCTCCCGAAACACCATCAGTTGTGTCCTGGTCACAACGGACGTAAACACTACTGAGCAAATCACCATTACGGGATACAGTGACTGTTCCTGTTGATGTAGAAGCCGCAGACAACTGTGAAGATCCATTGATCGTCTGTTGGATGGTTTCCATCGAGAAATTGGTGTGTCGACGGTAAACTACTTTGAAAAAAGTAATCTGTGGGTTACCTGTAAGGTAAATATCTTGTGCGCCATAAGCTACTAATTGCATTAATCCTCCTCCCATTTTTATACTATATACATAGAAAATAATTTGAGGAAAAATAATTAATTAATTAATTAAATAATAATATATATATTCATTCATACATTCATACATACATTCATACATTCATACATTCATATATAATACCTAATATAATATAATGCGTATCTTATTATTAGGCCTTTTTGTCGTCGTATTAGTATTAGTATTATTAGTATTATTATTATCATCATCAAAAAAGGAATATTTATCAATTGGTCCAATGAAACGAAATATGTCGTTAGATTTGCGATGCGAACCATCCATTCCACAACATAAATATAATACGGGTCCGTTTGGTATATCTTCTATAGTCCATTCTCCACGAATGAAATGTTTTGGACAGGAAGAATTACGTGATCGGTTCATCATTAATCATTAATCATTAATCATTAATGATTATTATAACCTCTATATATCAATGGGTGAAAAATTTATTGACCAATATTCACTATTACATTTAGCGGTAGGTATTGTTGTTTATTTTTGGGGTATAAGTATAACAAATTGGATTATAATTCATATGATATTTGAGTGGCTTGAAAATACCACGTATGGGATGATGGTTATCAACCTATATCTAAAAGGTATTTGGCCAGGTGGTAAAAATTATAGTGATTCGTTTACAAATATAATTAGCGATAATATATTTGCGAGTATAGGATGGATATTAGCATATTTTATTGATCATATGGGTAACAAATATAAATGGCATCGCTCTAATATAAATAATTGAAATATTCGTGGAGAGTAGAGAATTTTCCCTCCATTATAAAAATAAAAATAATAATAATAAAAATAAAAATAATTTACAATTTACAATTTACAATTTACAATTTACATACATATACATATAGTGATTTATATTTCTTTAATATTACTGGTGTCGGCATCAGATTCAGTCTTGGCTTTGGCGTCAGCAATAGCTTTAGTTGCGACCGGGTCTAATGCCGTAACAAAATCGAATACTTTTTTCGAGAATTTATAGTGACAGCCATTGGGTTGTTGATTATCTGGAATACGTTTAATATGTTCATTATTCGAATAAATTATTGCGACATACTTTTCATCCCATGATATTTCACAATAATTGTCCATTCTTCCTTGTAATAAGGTTTTAGCCTCCCCGTCGGTAGATTCTTCATAAAATTTACCATTTTCCCAGAATGTGCGATAGAAACATAGGGTTCCTGGATATACCCGATTACTATATGATTCTGTCATCTCAACCGTAGCAATTAATGAAATAAAACGTGTAATATGGAAAGCGCCGATCGTCGAACATCCTACACATAATTTCTCACTACGTAATAATTCTGTAACTATATTTCTAAATCCTGGTTGATAGAAGAAATAATCGTCATCCATACACAATATAACATTGTTTTTAGAAGCCTCTACGGCCATATTGCGTCGAGAACCCATAGTCGCTTCATCATCACATACTATATATTTAATACCGAATTTTTCGTATAAATCCGGTGGTGGTAATAGTGGTTTGATAACATCTGACGATGCCTTAGGAACTACAATTACCCATTCCATATCATCTTTCGGATAATCGGATGACGTATAGTTCAAAATGGGTAATCGGAACATTTCGGGTGTTGAATTATAGAGGGTTATAATACTAAGTGTGGGTAAATCATCATTTTTATATTCCATTCTATTAAACTTTTTACCAACGGTCTGTTTAAAAATATCACTAAATAAATCCATAAATTTTTGATTAAACATGGATTGATTCCGTATAGCATATTCCCGACAATTACGACCCATGACTTCCAATGATGCTGGAGATGTCTTTAGGACGGTTTCAATTGTGTCGGTCAGATCGGCAGAATTATATTTATATTTGGATCCCAGATAATTTTTAATTTTAGTCTTGGTACTGGAAATACTAAAGCAATTATCTTTATCAATAGAATCCAAAATAGGACCTTTAGTAATAGCGACTGGAATATTGCCCGATAATTGACATTGATTTACATTATGACTATAATTATCCACTTGTTCCAAGCAAATATGGATTGGGCATTGGTTAAACAAGACTTCGAATTTATCCGGAGACATATCCTCTATATAAATGATATTGGCAAGATTGCGTTTTGTTAATGCGTTTCGTGGAACACCACTAAACAAAATGTTTAGAGTTGGGTATTCTAATTTCCATAAATCAATTATTTTCTGTAAATCCATATATGTGTGATCTGTATACATCAGCATCCACCCCGCAGAATCCTTATCGGTTTGAATAGAAATGTCTGGGGACCGCCACCCAATATATTTAAGACGGTCTTTGTCTACATAATCCTTAAATGTATCATAGCAATAATGTGTTTTACATAAAACTAAATCGATGGATGGTAAATATTCCAAATAGTTTTTATGGAAATAATGCTGATTCGGGATAAGAATATTAAATTTAGCACGACGAATAAAACTAAAATTAATGGATTCCAAGAAAATATTTATGGTAGCTTCCGGGCAAGTATAATTATCTATATTGATATGTTCTATTGTCGGTTTACCCTTAAAACGTTTAAAAAGATAGGTTAGAAGCTCGGCATCCACCATAACACTATTAGAGCGATCATGATGAATAATATTGATTTTCATGATGTATTTAATAAAATAATGGTGTTTCTTTAACTATTTTTTATAGGATAAAATAAGTCTATTTTTCGGCTTCTTTAATTTCGTTGGCTTTATCTACGATAGATTGGTCAAAATTATTGTCTTTAAGTAAATCTACGGCAATATAGTCGTTTGAGATACCTGGTTTTAATTGATATGTAAAATTCAGTTTACCATTATTGCGATTTATCTCCATTTTATAGTTTGTAAATTGTGTCAGTTTCGTTAATTGTGGATAATGGGTTGTGACAACAGTAATACTATTCGGATAGGTTGCTAATTGTTCCCCTATAGCAAATGAACTGGCGACACCTTCTTTAGGATTTGTCCCGCTAAATAATTCATCGATAATTATAAAGGCGAATTCATTGGGTTTTAATGACTTAATACGTTTTATATGATTGGAAATACGCTCCATTTCATTTTCAAACAACGATTTTTTACCTTTTGTATCATATATATTGAGATAGGTATTCACATAATGAAATGGTGTTATATACATTTTTTCTACTGGGGCAATACCGATTGTTTGTGCCAGTAATACGGCTATAGATAATGTTTTTATTAATGTCGATTTCCCACCAGCATTCGGTCCTGTTAACACAATATTTCGGTTCGTTTTTAGACCTATATCGATTGTATTTTTAACGGCATTGGGAATAGATGGATGAAAAAAATTCTTCATGAATATGCATGGATTTTTTTTATTTTCTATATATTCCGAAAAATTATATCCATGATTGCGAACTAAGGTTGCTATAGAATATAAAAAATCGACTTCCCCCAATATGGCCAATGATGTCCGTATCTGTCCATTATCAGCATTGATAATTTTATAATGACGTATTAATTTTCCTTTATTTGAAACAATGTGATATGGATTGTCATAGGCTTTATCATCCAATAGGCTATAATGAATACGACTATTCTTATTACCGATTAGTTCTTGAATTTCACCAAATATATGGATATATTGTTTTAAATTTACTAAACGTTGATGAAGTGTATTTAAGACACGTTGTGTGCTAAATGAAAATGTCGTGGATGTATATAATGTATAGAGATACATCAATATTGTAAATGTAACCTTTGCCATAGATACGAATGATTTATCGGCGGGCATCGATAATGCGGGGACCCCTATAAAAATATAGCCAAAATACTTAGAAATATCAATATCTTTTAAGAAATATAATTTCGCCAAGAAGAATGGTATTAATATGACTAATATGGGTGATAGTAAATTATAGATGGGACTGAATATATTATAATTATTATAGAGATTGAGGAAATTTTCACTATTATTGAGAAAATTTAATAGTTTAAAATTAATCATAGTGCTATTAATAATATTTTCTTGTTCTTCAAAATTATGACAATACGGAATCAGATTCCTTTCTAATTTTTGAATTTCCCGTAATTTAGTGTCTATCAATTCATAATTATCCATAATCCGTTCAACATCACGTCGTAATTTTCGTAAAGTGTTGACATTTGTTGTCGGCATATTTAGTTGACGCTTGAGATATATTTCACCAGAAATAGTTTGGGTTTTATTTATGATATTAAATATAGAATTATCGGCATTATCGGTATAATCTTTATATATTTCCAGATTATCATATACATGATTTTGGATAGCGATATCAGCTTTTTGTTCGGTGAATATGGAATCTGTATATACACTACGGCATTTTTCTCTATCAATATTTTCGGTATTTAAAGTGGATTCAATCACATCGATCTTATTTTTAAAAAGAAACATGCTATTTATTATTATATGATTATATAAATCATATTATTTACTAAAACAAACCGTTTGAATTCATAAAAATATTATATTATATATATATTATAATGGCTAATAATAATAGTAATAGTAATAACGTCGTCGCATCCAATTTAGATGACAATAACTATAATACCGATATTGAAATGACGACTAATGCGAGTTTGTCGGGTATGTCCAATGATTATAATACATTAAATGCTGACGCGGGTGCTTTCCCAAGTGTAACTGCTCAAATTATTAGACAAGCAAATGGAACAGCCAATCCCGAAAAACTGATTATGTTTGAAGGATGTTCCATGAATACGAATTCGAGTGATACTAATGAAAATTGTTTTATGGGTAATAAATCCAATTTAGATTACCAATATCAAACCCATAATGAATGGTGTAATGCGGTTGGTAGTAATTTATTATTTAATAGAATGAATAATGCGAATGCACATACGGTAGAAACAAAACCGTTAAATGTGCGCCCTTTGGGAAAAAGCGAAGAAGATGGGGTAGTAAATGCTGTCACACAACCTTTATGCGAACAATATAATTGTTCACGTGGCAAACAATGTAGTCCTGTATGCAAACAGTTAAATTGTATGAATTGCCATTGTTAATATCAATACCATTTACCTATTACCATTTACCTATTATTAAGCAATAGTAGTTTACATTCCTTTCGTAATTGTTCATGTAAGTCAACACCTTCTGTATCAAATAATTTTTGAAACCGTTTATAGGTGCTGATGTGTCTTGAATTTAAAAAATGTGTTAGTTCCTTAATATTATACAAATGTTCGTAATGGTTATCTAACATAAAATTCTTCCAATCTATAAGATCGTTTATTGTTTCATCTTTATCCTTATAAATCCATTTATCACCATCTAATATTTTTAACATTTTTTCATTCTTATTTGGCATTATTATATTATTATTTTCCGGCTTTTCTTTATTGAAATGAACAGCTTCGATCATTTTCTGGATCATACCATAGGGTCCTTTTAGTAATTCGGTTTTAAATGCGTCTGTAATATGACTTAGGTCTTCATTACCATAACTATTAATATTAATCGAATTATTATTAGTAGTCGGGTTATCTATATTAATAGTTGTCCCTTGTTTTTCTATTAATGTTTCTATGTATTTATATAATTGACTTTTTTCTTTTTCATATGATTCCTTTTCTTTTTTTTGTTCCTGAATCATTATTTTTATTTTATCTGTTTCCATTTTTTCTTTTTTAACGAATTTACATCGATGTAGTTCATGTCTGCGTTTACTGGGTATTGTATTAAATAGACAATCGCAATAATCGCATTGATGTGTTTTTTTGTGCTCATTTTTTTCCGTTTTTGGTTCATTTTGGTTCATTGCCGGTTCATTTAAAACCGTATTTTGGCCATTTTGGTTCATTTGCGGTTCATTTTGGTTCATTTTTATACTTTTTCTAATAATTATACCACCAGTCTGTTCGTTTAATAAATGCTTTTTTGTTTTTAGGTGGCGAATAAAATGCGTTTTTATTTTTGTAGTAAAAACACAACATTGACAATTATATGGTATCATTTATATTATAAATGTATATATTAATTTCAACTCCCACCTATTAAGAAATATACTTTTTATACTTTTTATATACTTTTTTATACTTTTTATATACTTTTTTATACTTTTTTTATACTTTTTTATACT